TTGACTGTCTGGAAGATTACCTCTTGAGGATACTTGTCACCTGTTGTGATTACAAACTCTCTCACTGAGAACTTGTCACTAATCACCTTGATTGGGTTGATGAGCTTGATAGCTCCTTTCATTGTTAGTTCTGACATTGTTCTGTTGTTTAAGGGAGAGCTATCTCCTCTGGATAAATTGTTTCAATTATCTCATCTGCTATGTCACGTGCCATTATTACCATCTCGGTATTAGTCATGTGTATAGCATTGTTGCTAATCATTGCAGCCACTAATTGAGTGACTATTTGTGTTCTTGTTTCCATTTGTTATTTATTATTTAAAAGGTTAATTATTTCTTGTTTTACATCATGCCAATACTGCTCATCATCAACCATGACTAAAAGTCCTGAGTTAAATATCTCATCCACAGCAATCACTGCTGTTTGCTTAGCTAATTTATCCCAATAGATTTCAACATGTTCTCCTAACTCATCATTGAATATAGAGGCTTGACGTTTTAACTCATCATTTGTAGTCCATGCAATACTTGACTGTAGATTGTAGAATCTATCTACTAACTCCTGTGCTTTTTCTTTTGGTGTCATTATTTATTATTTAAAACATTAATATACTGTGAATAATACTCTGAGCAGTGAACTAACCGTTCCTTAATCTGCTCCTCAAGTGCCTGGTCTCTCTCATACCTCACCACTGTGATACGCTTAGCTGGATCAATGTGGTCAACTCTATGGATAGATAGGTTATCCCACTCAGTCAGTAGCTCATCTGGTGTAGTGTACATGGTGTAGATTAGTTCAAAGGATGGTCTATCATACAGCCACATATAAGCTCTACCTTGCCACTCATAGCCACTTGCATCACCTTCTGATGGTGTAGCAGGGAAGGTCTCTAAGGACCATGATGACTTGATGTCAATGATGCTGTCCTCTGTTATGATGTCACAGCACCCTGTCATGTACTCATTAGATACTCTCTCTTCGTTCTTAGTGTACAGAGCGAACCTAACTGAGTTCAGTAGGTCAATGCCGTTCTGCTCCCAGTCAGTACCCTTAATCATTGGCTTAGTCTTGATCTCTGTGTGGTATCCATAGAAGTCCTGCTTAGCTATCTTACGTATCTCTGACTTAGTAGTCTCAGATAGTACCTCTGACTTACTTTTTGAGTTGGTCATTAGGTTGCCTAATTGTGATGCTCTCCACTTCATAGTCTTGCCTCCTGTTCTTTAGTAAGTGAGAAGTCAGCTTTCAACTGCTCTATTGAGTAGTTACCACCAGATGCTATAAAATCAAGTGCTGCTTGTAGTCGCTCATCTTGTATTGGGTGCTTGGTTGGTGCTGACTTAACAGGTGTTGACTTACTTGCAGCTGCACCATCATCATCCACTGCCTGTAGTGATAGAGTTGACTGGAGGGTGTACCGTCTGTAGTAGGTGATGGCACTACCCTGCTGTTGTGGGTTAAGTCCAGCTGGTAACTCCATGCAAGACTCAACTTTTGCACCTGAGTCAATGTCTATAATCTGAGTGCATACACTATTTCCTTGGATAGGTTGCAACAGTAGTAAGCCGTTCTCAAGTAGAATAGGCTCAACTGCTTCAATGATTGCATTCAAGTCAGCGTATGACTTCTTGAAGTGTGGGTTGTTAGCATTCTTGGTAACCTTACCGATTGATAGTTTTGCTCTGTGGAGCTTTTGATGGAAGGACAGTGTGACCTGTACTTCATTTGCCTGTCTGATTTTCTCAGATGAGCTGATTAATTGCTTTTCCATAATTTGATTATTTTCAGTAAAGTTAAGAAAGTTTTGCATATATACAAATAAAAGTTATTAACATTTGTATGTTAACTCCTCTCCAGTCAGTGCAAAGTACAGATTTTCAAGTTGGTGAACGTATTTGAGCACCCATTTACCAAAGGCAATTTCATTATTAGCATAAAGCCATATATCTATACCATTTAATTTATAGTTAATACAATCATGAAAAATTCTTGCATGAATAAACCCTAACTTAATCAACCACTCCTCACTTATCTCCATTGCTTGATAGAAGTCATCAATCTCATCATCTAATAAGTTTCTAAGGTCTTCTAAGTTTATGAGGTCACTCTTATAAGTGCCATCTCCCATCTCTACTTTGTAGGTGTTACCTAATCTAATCTCATGTGAGTCTAATGTCATAATTTAATCTATTTCGTTGTTTATACCCTTAACTCTCTTCTTGTACTTCTTCCTGTAGTGCTTTGACTTGACCTTAAGTTTAAGCAATATTTCCTCCCATGTCATAGTAGTTGTATTTTAGTTTTAAATTCTTCAAGTGATCGTACTACCCAGTACTTATGATTCAATGATTCAACTCTCTGCTCAAAATCCTTTTGCTTATCTGATTGCCTTCCTTTCTCATCCTTAAACTCGCAGAATATTACTTGACCATCCAATACTATGATTGTATCAGATGCACCTGGTAACATCCCCATTTGTTTTTTTCTGATTTGTTCAACTGCATTTTTGCCCTCATTTGGGATGCTGAACATAATAAATCTTGGATCATGATGTTTTAAGCAGAATGTATTGTTAAACCAGATGAAACATTCCTGCTGGATTGCTGATTCGTTTTTCATAAGTGTCTAAGTTTAATTTGATGTTGAGCCCATTTGTAATGATACTTCATTAATTTACCATATTCTTTAAAGTCATCAGCTGTTTTTAAATAGTGAAAAATCCAGCTCTTTTGATAATTTCTTGCTATTTGAATTTGGATAAGTTCTTTTATTGAGGACCTTTGTGCAAGTGCTATTATATTACTTGGAGTCATCAAAACCAATTCAGCAATCACTTGATTTTCCTTTTCATCCTCAGACTTTTCAAATTGATGTCCACATTCAGGACAGACCATGATGCGTGCATGAAGTAGAAATGAACACATTGGGCATTCTTTAATTGGTGCTGCTCCTTCTTTTTTTTCTTTTTTCTTCAAGGACCATTGCCGTGGGTGTTCCCAATAGTTGTGAGTTTTGACATTGTTGCCAAAATCAAGCAAAGTAAAATCAGATTTTCCGCTTGATATTCTTGATCCCCTTCCTACCATCTGCAAAAATAAAGGAAGGGATTTTGTTGCACGATACAGTATCACCACCTCAATACTTGGAACATCAAATCCTGTAGTCAAAATTCCATAGTTTGAAATAATTGCACCATCAGTATTTTTGAACCAGTCAATTATTTCTTTGCGTTCCAAATCTGACATATAACAATCTACGTGTTGAACTGGAAGTCCAGCATCTTGCCAGTCATCCACAAGTTCACGACTGCTTTCTACATTTGGAGCAAAAACAATTGCTTTTTTGCCTTTGCAGATTCTCATGTAATTTTCATACACTCCATGAAACAACTTTATCTCACTGAATTTGTCAGCCATGGATTTCTCATCATAGTCACCACTTTTAGTTTTGATGCCAGATAAATCCACTTTCACACCATAAGTTTTGCAAGGTGATAACTTTTCTTTCATAATCAAATCTGGTGTGTCTATCACCTGGACTATCTCATCATAAAATTTCTCAAGTGATTGTTGCTTTCCTTCCCGATGAGGTGTGGCAGTTGCACCAATTACAAATGTCTTATCTGATATGTATTCAAAGATAGGGTCAAAAATAGATTTGTGAGCTTCATCCAGAATAATCAAATCCAAAGACTTAATTAGCTCTTGATATTCTACATTCTTGATTCTACGTGTGACTGTTTGGATCATACCAACATACAAAGAATGTGAAAAGTCAACCTTTTTATTTGGCTTAATCTCATTGCAATGCAATCCCATTTGAACCAGTGCACCGTTTGACTGACTAAATAACTCCTTTCTATCTGTTAAAATCAAAATCCTTTTTTCCTTTTCAAAGGCTTGCTTTGTCATGTAACTAAACATAACTGTTTTACCACTTCCAGTTGCAGAACATAATATCAAGCGTTTTTTGCCATTAGCAAAATGTTTCTTGATTTCTAAAATATACCTCTGCTGATAATCATACAACTCTATCATAGTGCAAAGGGATTAATTTGTTCCATAATCTCTGACTTCCTTTCTACATAGTATTTGTTTGACCTATCCTTGAATAATGGATTGCCAAAAGTCTGCTTTAATTCACTGCCTAACTTCTTCATGGATAAGATACGCTGCTTTGAATGTGACTCAATTATATCTTTAATTTCAGTTGCTGTCAACCATTCACCTCTATTGCTTGGTATGTTAAAGAATTTCAATATTAACTCCCTTTCAAATGGGATGGATTCAAAGGACCTTCCTACTTCATTCAAGATACTCAATTCAGTTTCAACCAACTGATATGACTCTCCACTTGTATAAGCACGATGTAATTCCATGAACAAATCATCCTTATCAATTGAGTTGTATATTGCATGGTCAATGAATGAAACATCAATAGGCAAAATTCTTGTGTTACCTGTAGAGTCATTTATTAACTGATGGTCATTAGATGTGCCACATAAAATAGCCAGCCTTTTGTAGTCTTCATTGTATCTTCCATAAGATGCACGAAGGGAGAAATAGTTTTTAGATGTCAATTCCTTAAATTTCTTTTCATCTTGCTTGGACTTTCCTCCCATCTCATCATCCATCACAATGAGTTTTTCACACATCAACAACTCATCATCCTTGCCTCTATCCAAATTGGACTCAGCATAGTAAGGTTGTAATGCACTTGGCAATAACCTTCTAAACCATTCTGTTTTTCCTGTATTCTGTCCACCTGTTAATGATAAAACAGATCGTACTGGATTGCCATAGATACAAGCCACAATTCCTATCATCCACTTTCTAATAAACCTATCCTTTAATGGTGTGTTACTTTTTATTGAGTCACATAGTTTTTGGATGTTACCGTTGGAAATTCTTTGCTTGTTTGCCTCAACATACTCAAAAAATGGATTGTACTCTGGTATAGCAACTGACTGAATTATACGGTTGACAATGTCAAATGTGATAGACTTATCATCAAATGTCATTCTGCATTCAAGGAAAACTGTGTTAAATTCTTTATCATACATTGACACACCATTCCACTCATATTTTCTGGTGATTAAATTCTTTCTAATGTTAAACCTTTTCAATATAAAATTTGAGCAGTTGATAATCATATTTTCAGCACCTCCTTCATGGCGAATGTCCATGTCATTACGGTCAAAAATCTCATTTACTATCTCCAGAGCCTCATTCTCATCAATGTTTTTCTCCTTTGCCAGCTCTTTTACTACTTCAAGTTTTGGAGTGTTCATTCTCTTAGCAAGTTTCACACTTGAAATTGCCTTATCTGAGTTGTATTTTGTTAGGTCTGCACCACCTTGCTTAAGAAAATAGTAGAATGTTCCTACTGTGATGCCAGTGCCAGTCCTTTTTAAGGCAATGTTGTACTGTTTATCTGCTTGTTCATAGTTATATTTTATTGATAAACTACAAAGTTTGTGGAAATATTCACGTCCTTCACTACCAAAACCTACAGCAATTGAAAAAGACAAAGCTATATAATCTGAATACTCATCTGCAACTGATTCCTTTACTTGATTCACCAGGTCACCAATATCAGTTTTGGGTACTATTATAG